TAGAATCTGAATGCGGGTAATCCTAATACACCATAAAGTGAGTTCAACATAATCTTTTGAACTAACTGTCTTTGTGAATAGAATTTGTATAGTTCATCATTACCTTCTTTACCATACTTTTTCATCAAGTCTTTGTACTCAACCCTCTTATCAAACCACACATTAAGAATCTCAGGTATAACCCCAACTTTATCCAAACGATATAAAACACCATTTGATGCAACTGATAAATTCATCTTTTCAATAAAGTCCATAAATTTATCTTTATCCATAGGTGGGTATTGTTTACCCTTATCATCTACAATACCATAACTATCAATTGTAGATTTCATATGAGCTTCCGCTGAATACCCTTCCACTTTACCAATCTTAGTTTCGGGTGAGATATTAATCGTCATAATGATAGATGGGTATAGTGATGTTAAATCCAAATCATATACCCATTTGTAAAGACCAGGTTTTGGTTCTTTTACATAAGCACCTGTAAACTTATCTTCACCATCTGAACCATCTTCTTTCTTATTTCTTCTCAATGGTCTATCTGGCGCAACTCTACCACTTCTTCTTAGGAATGTTAAAATAGCACCCTCTAACCATTTTGATGAGAATAAGAAATCTTCATAGAATACGTGACCTGCATGGCAGATTGCCCTTGCTAAATCAATAAACTGAAGTTTTTTATCTAAATCAACTACCAATTCAACATCCACTAAGTTATACTCAATGAATTTCTCTAAATCATCTCTGAACAATTGGTCAAGATTACCATCATATTCTATTTTACCTCTACCCAATTCTAACTGAGCGATTGTATCTAATCGATAGTTTGGATATTCAGTATATGTAAAGTTCTTAAATAATGCAATGTAATCCAATGCAGATACACCAGCTATGATATATCTCTGTCTGTATTTATTCCAATGAACTTTTTTGATTGGTGATAATCTATTTGCAGTTGATGTTCCAAACAATCTCTTTAATCGGTTGTAAAGATAGGTAACATCAAAGAAATCAATATTCCAACCCGTAATGATAGTTGGTGAAATCTCTTCCCAACTTGTTAAGAATGCCATTAACATATCTTCTTCAGAACGGAATGAACGAACTTTTGCTCCTTTGATAGTTTTGTTTATTTCATCACCATCATTTACAACATATACAAAGTAATCATTTGTTGTAGAATCGTGAAATGCAACTGAAGTCATTGCGTTTTGAGCTTCTTCTGTAGATGGTAATCCACTATTCATTTCAACCTCAATATCAAAGGTTAAAATAGTATGTCCAGTTGATACCTCATCTGAATCACCATATTCATCAATTAAGAATCTAGTAATCTCATTAACATCAGATTCATATAGTTCAAGATTATCTTCGTTTTTCCAAAAGGTAATCTTCTTTAATCTCTCACCATAGATTGATTCATAAGAACCATTACCATCTTTTACATACGCATAATTTCTATACTTCTTTGTGAAGTAACCTCGGCTATCGTCCCAACAATGAACGATTCCACCTTCTTTTTGCCAATATACATTTTGATATGCCATATGTTAATTATACAACTTTTTATGTAGTTCTCCAAGCATTATCCCTTCATTTTTTGAAAGTTCTTTTGCTCTCTCTACTGATTTTAGTTCTTCTTTAATTCTGAATGAGTCATCATCCAAAATCTTATCTAAATACTCAAATAGTTCTTTCTTATATTTAAAGAACATTCCATTTGGGTCTATCTCGTGATAACAATCAGATTCTTGCCAAATCATAGGAGTACCATTCATCATACAATCAGTACCACTAACACTCCACCCATAATTTGTTTGCCTCATTTGAACTCCAACTTTACATCTTTGAAGTTCTTTATAGTAATCATGCTTTGGAACTTTATGATTATCAATCCAACTATGTGGTGGTGTTCCATTCAGTTGTGGAATCCATACTTTAAAATCCTGTCGGTGTTTACGATACTCTTCCATTAGTTCAATAAACTTAGGATACCCCTTGTATGCTGCTGCTCGATGATTAAATACTATGATATTCTCTTTATCTGATTTTGGTTCTAATATAATCTTAGATTCTTCTAAACCCAAATTCCATACTTTAAGAATATCATCTAACTTCTGAACAAACTCATCATTAAATGTTTCTCTCGCTTCTTCCAATACTCTATTCTTTTGGTCTTGAGTATTAAGATAACAAGTTTCCATTTGAGATATACCTAATAGTTCAACAGGTAACCATAACCACTTTGCTTTGCCTGGTCTACGGTCTACACCATTACATACTTTCATTTCCCACCAATGACAATAACCAACGATTTTAGTATCAATACTATTTTTGTATCTACCAACTTGAGGCCAATCGGGAAGATGTGAATAGATTACATCATAATCAATATCTTTTAAAAGTTTGATTAGATTATCAGATGGGAATGCACGTTGGTTCATCATATCACCTGGTATATCAATCTGATGTTGTTTTACATTTGGTAGATTTAGTTTCTTAGTAACTTTACCCATTGGAACTAACACATGCCAATAATATTCACCATATTGTCCCAATCCTTTGATATGATTATGAATCACATCAATGAATGAATCCTTTTCAATATTAGAAGAGTTGGTGATATTTGGTATCACCAACACCTTCCTAGCATTGTTATAATCTATACTTTCCCAAAAAGTCATATTTAGTATTTACTTAATTGTAATTCAACCTTACCATTATTTTCGAAAACATCACCATAGATAACTCTGAACCCATCATCATCTTTGTGGTTGTTCCAAACATTTGAAATTGGTAATGTGTGCCCACCTATACCAGCTGATTTCCAATCCTTAGCATCTAACTTAGTGAATATTAAACATAGTCTCTCAATATTTTCATCATAAGTCATTAAAATATATTGACCTTCTCTAATCCCCATACCACCTTTCCAAGTAGTAGAATTACCCTTAAAGTTACTAACCTTAATCTCAACCTTATCATCAATATCATTATGATAGATATCGGGGTCGGTGGGATGGCCACTAGCACATCTTACATCGTGTCCCTCACTTTTTAATAATTCAGTACCAATAGTTTCCATCAAATGAGAGATATTACCAGCAATAGTACCTTTTGTAAAATCCATAAGTGGAGTATAATCCGCGCCATTAATTTTAACAGTTAAAGCCATCATTTGTTTGATTGTGTTAAAAACTCGATTCACCATATTTGTAAAGAATGAATCTTCATAAATACCACTCCAATCTCTATCAGGATTATTAGATGTTACAATCTTAACCTTATTTCTACCTGTAGCTTCTTCCCAAGCAAACTTAACTGCCATTTCACCCGAATCAACCTTTTTTAGTAATTCCGGTTTATTGTTTTTAATTTCTATTAATTTTTTCATAGTATCTCTAGAAGTTCCCATTTGTTTAAGATGTATATTTTCATCTTTATTAGGTCTAGCGATACCAAATTCTTTTACATATGCATTATTGAACTCTATAAATTCACTTAATCTATCTGAATGTGAAACTTCTCGCCTAACATTACTTACGGCTAAATCCACCAATGTACTAAATGGTTTAGCATCGGTTGGATATTCAGCATCAGTATATTCACACCATAAATCACAACCTACGATTTTAGCCGCCTCATATCTAGTATGACCAGAATCAATCAACCCATCTTTATGAATTAACACAGGTTGGATATTAGGAACTTTTTTCTGAGAAATTCGTTCTTTGTAGGTTTCTGCTATTTCTTTTTGCTTTTTTAGTTCCTTCTCTTTGTTACTGTACAAATGAGCATTTTTAGGATTTGGTTTAAGTTGTGATGGATTAACCATCATTTTACCTTGTTTCTTTTTTAAATCTAACATACTTTTAATTTTTAATTTTTATTATAACACAAATATACGAAATTATTTTGGAACTACCAAACTTTTACTTAAAAAAGTTATTAACAATTACCAAAAAGTTTTTTCAATACTATCTTCAGGTGGATAAGTTAAATGATGTTCAATTGGATAATCATAATCTGCCGCTGAAGTTGGATATGGATATTCTTGTTGTTTCATTCTACTTAACAAATCCTTTTTCTCTTTTTTGTTTTGTGGAAGTAATTGAATATAACGATGTTTATCAGGCGCCCTTCTTCTCCAAAACTCTTTATAACCATCTTTACCAATTTCTCTTTTAAGGTGTTCTAAGTTACCACTACCCCAATTATTAAATACAGTTCTGGAATGGATAAAAGGCCCTTCAGTCCCTTCTAACGAAATATCATAATTTGGCATTAAGTTCATCTGAGATGAGTAACCTTCATATCTCCAATTGGTTGCTTTATAAATTCCACCTAAGTGTCCTTGTCCATTATCAGCATATGAAAGTAGAACTTTGATATTTTTATCGTTTTCTTTAATCCACTTAAATGTTTTAGATAATGCGTTTGATTCAATATTAGAACCATACCCATCATCAACATATAAACGAGTCAATTCTAAGATATTATCTTTGGTTAAACCCTCACAAACAGATGTAGATGCTTTTGCTCCAACGGGAAACCCATAGATAGCACATCCAATAAGTTGATGCTGATTACCAAATACATCTTTTTCATCATTACGATAATAGATACCCAATGCGTATCTACAAGATGTCCATGCGTGGGTATAGTGTTTCTTAACGATAATATCTTTAGCGATTGATTTTGCGATGGGAGCAATACTTACTCGACTCACATCACAATATTCCTTACCTTCTACCTTCATCTACTGATATTTATCGAAATCACCTACTAAGAGATGAGTCCAAGTTTCATTCTTAACAATTCTACGAATATTAGCAGGTGAAACACCATTGTTTCTAGCCAACACCTTTATATTCCTATGGCCTACTTTCCATAGCTTTCTAATATTATTAACTTGCTCTTCAGTTAATTTATGAGCTGGATGTGATTCTCCCCTTAATACCATTTTAAATTGTAACTTATTACAAATATACGAAACTTTTTTCAAATATCCAAATTTATTTTACTACATTTAAGTAAGTTTCTTTTGGTTGAACCCCAACGAATCTTTTAACCTCTTGCCCGTTATCCAATAAAACAACGGTTGGTACATTTCTTACATTATATTGAGATGCTAATTCAAATTCAGAATCTACATCTACTTTTTGAACTGGTATCTGTTGTGATACATCATTCATAATAGGTCCTAACATTTTGCATGGACCGCACCAGGTCCCAAAAAAATACAAATACTTCATAATTTCTCCACTTTGTTATATTTAAATAATTTATACATCATCCGTCGCAGGAGAGGCAGTTTTCATCCATTGCTTGTTGTGCAATATCACCTCTAAGAACTGATTCAGTACGAGTATAATATAGAGTTTTTACACCTTGTTTCCAAGCTTCCATATGAACTTGATTCATCCACTTTGGAGTTGCTACTGATGGGAATGCAAGATTTAATGATACTGATTGGTCGATATATTGTTGTCTGATACCAGCCTGTCTTACCAATTCTAACTGATTGATTTCTTTGAATGTTTTGAATACATCTTTTACTCTATCAACATCTTTACCTTCTTCACAATCAGATACATTTATGAGTCTACCATCACAATATACCCAATTATCTAATTCATCTATTCCTTGAATAGAACCACCATCTGAAAGAATCTTATCCCAAGTTTCTTTGTTATTTATACCCACTTTTCTTAGAACTCTTTCCAACTCTTTATTCTTGCGAATAAATGTACCTTTTGCAGTTTGTTCTGTGAATACATTTGCTGCCCAAGGTTCGATACCTGGTGAAACGTTACCACTCAACTTTGAATTTGATACAGTAGGAGCTACGGCTCTAAGGTGAGTGTTTCTAAAACCAGTACCAACACACCAAAGTGGTTCACCATACATTTCAGCCATATCTCTACTAGCTCTTTCAGATTCAATTTTCATTTGTGAAAATATCTTTCTTGTTTCAAATTGAGCTCTTAAGCCTTCAAATGGAATACCATTTTGTTGTAAGTATGTATGCCATCCTAATACACCCAATCCTAATGCTCTTCCTTTTTCAGCAGAACGAACTGAGTTTTCGAACCCTCTCATATTCTTAGCTTTCTGAATGAACTCTTCTAATACACCATCTAAGAACCAAGTTGCGGTATAAACCAAATCAGTATCTTTCCACTCATCATATTTTGCTAAGTTTAGAGATGATAAACAACATACAAACGAATGTGATTCATCAGTATGAAGTGTAATCTCAGAACAAATATTAGTCATAAACACCTTCAAACCATTTTGCTTATACGCTTCTGGATTTTGTTTGTTTACATTACCTTTGAACATAATGTATGGTTCACCTGTAGCTTTCCTTTTCTGAAGTACCTTACTCCATCTTCTTCTTGCTTCAGAATCACCATCTTCTAATTGTCTCATAAACTTATCACCAACTACTACACATTGATGTAAGTTTAAACACTGTCTATTAACATCACCTTTTGGTTCTCTGATTTCAATCCATTCATCAAAATCATCATGTTCAATGTTTAAGTTTACTGAGGCTGCACCTCTTCTTACTGCTCCTTGATTGGTAGCAATAATAGTTGAATCATATATCTTAGCAAATGGAACTACACCATCTGATGTACCATTTTGTGATATAGTTGAACCTGCAGGTCTAATCATATTTATACCTACACCAACACCACCACCATGTTTGGCGAGTAACATCATCTCTAAGTTCTTCATTCCAATTTCTTGGATTGAATCACCGACATCAATTCCAAAGCAAGATATCGGAAGGCCTCTATCAGTACCCGTATTAGATAAAACGGGAGTAGCAAGATTAAGCCAACCACGCCAAATATAATCAAAAAACTTGCTGGCAAGATTACGTCTTCCCAAACGGCGGGCGACCGTAGTAGCGACACGCCAATACGCATCTTTCGGAGTTTCTCCTTCCAAAAGATACCCTTTACTAATTGTTTTAACATAAATCTCCGTATTTGCCCAGTCTGGAAAGTCTACTCCGAGTTCCCATCCTAATTCTTCTCCAAAATTTTTCATATTTTTTTACCAAATATCATTAAAATCTTCACCCTCATTAGCCTTTGAGTAATCCGTTGGTCTTACTGCAAAGAAATCGGTATGTGTAACACCACCTGTGAGGTTATAAAACCAATCTAAGTTAGATGCTTTTTTATCGTTAAATTCAAAGATAGATATATATCCAAGTTCATAAAGTTTTTCATTTGCTCTTTTTGAAATAAAGTGTTTTAAATCTTCTTTTTTAAGATTTTCTAAATCACCCATCTCAAACATCTTATCAATAAACTTATGTTCCATTTCAACCATATATTTAGCTGCTTTGATAACATCATCTTTTACTTCTTCTAACAATTCAGGATATTCATCACACATATGTCTGAATAATTGACATCCCATTTTTGAATGAAGAGATTCATCTCTAACACTCCACTTCATTTGTTGTCCAATACCTTTCAACATATTTCTCATTTGGAATGAGTAAAGAACTGCAAATGAAGAATAAAGTGATACCCCTTCAGCAAATGCTGAGAATATTGCTAATGAACGAGCTACTTCTTGTCTTGCTTTTGGATTTGTTCTTAAATCTTCAGGTGTCCAATCAGAGGATACTGCTGTTAAATATTCAAACTTTTCAGCGATTGCAGGTTCATGTAAGAATGCTTCAAAATCTTCTAATCCTAATGATTCATTTAAATAAGAATACGCAGTTGCGTGGATTGTTTCTTGTGAACCGAACATCATCGCCATTTGCTTAATCTCATGTTTAGGAAACCATTTAGTAACCATACCAGTCCAATAATCTGAAACTGCACATTCGGTTTGAGCAAAACCTAATAAGATATTACCAACTAAGTGTTTTTCTTCTTTCGTTAAATTCTCATTCCAATCTTTAATATCACCCTGCATTGGTATCTCAGTATGTAACCAAAATGCTTGTGCTTGTTTCATCCATCCCTCTGTATAATATACAGGATATTCGAATGGCTTGAAGGGTATTCTTTCTGTAAATATTCCCATTTCAAATCCTTTTTTTATTGTTAATAAATCATTTGGTGGTGATTATATATATGGTTTAGAAGTCAATATCACCCTTCATTTCGTTATACTTTTGTAACAAATTTTTTCTTACTAAACTCTCCCCCTTATTCATATCACTTTGGGTTTTTTTACCATCAATGGAATCATCAGAATATATCTGAATTCTACCATTACTCATATTCGCTTTAGATGGTAGTGTCATTCCATCAGGTCCAAATCTGTTTTTGATAACGTGCCAACGACCTGTTCCCGCTAACTTATCTTCTATTTTTCTACTTAGAGAAACCACAAAATCTGCTGTCATTAATTTAGAGAATGAACCTGCGATAGAAGTACCAGTAATCACATCATCATTTGCACCACTACGATTAATTTGTGATGCTGTGAATAGTGGACACTCATACTCACCAGCAATACCACGTAATCCTTCAACAATTTCTTCTAATTCTTCGTGTCGTTCCTTTTTACTGTTACCTTTTAACAAATCAGCATAATCCACAATAATAACATCTGGATTTTTACCTTGTAGTTTTAACTTATCTAATGATGCTCTCATTGTGTTTAACCCTGCCGATTTGGTAGGCCAATACTTCAAAATAAGTTCACCTTTTAAGTTTCCAACTTGATGAGTTACATCTTCTATATTATACTTCAAATTAGGTACAGCAGTTCCAGTCAATACAGCATCGTATCTTTGACCTACATAACCTTCATTTAATTCTAATGTATAATGAACTACAATTTTACCCAATTTAACAGCAGCCATTCCAACGTTAACCAAAGCCCAAGATTTACCAATACCAGGTGGTGCTGCAAACATTATCAATTCACCTTTACCAAAACCACCATCCACTAATTCATCAATAACATCCCAACCAGATGGTATAACATCTCTAATTGTTGATTCGTATCTTTCTTTAATTTGTACTTTATATTCATGTCCTATATCAGTATCTTGTCCTGCTTTCATAGCAGAATCAATCATTGATTTGATAGTATCAAATTTACCTTCTTCTAATAATCCAACTGATTCTAAGATAGCATTTTTAAATGTTTGGTTTTTACAAAATTCTAATGTTTTTTCTTTAACATATTCTAAATCATCAGATTCTAAGCCATTCCAAACCTGCTTTAGATTATCTACAATCGATTGTTTTAGAACATCTCTATCCAATCTATCAACCTCAGTTTTAAACACATCTAAGGTAGGTAATTCTGAGTATTTATCGAAGTGAGATATAACCTTAGTTACAATCCACTCATTAGCCTCAGAATCAAAGTATTCAGGTTTAAGAATATCATATACCATTTGTAAGAATATTCTATCCGTTACTAATGATGATATGATTTTTATCTGAAACGATGTTCCGAATTTATTTCCAAATTTATCCATAGGATACAAATATACGAATTAAATGTTAATTATACAAACTATTTTTTAGTTTGTTTGGAATATCTATCCAAATCACTCCAAGTGTTCACCAACCAAGTTTCTACATTCTTAAAAGCAGTATAGAGCTTATCTTTCATAAACTCTTTTTTGAAAAGGAATGAATTCAACTCATTTATTGGTGAATCCACAATCGCTCTAACGTTAGATGTAATTGCCGAACCCATTATTGGGTCTGATAGTTGCATTAAATCGTAGTTCAATTCAAGAACACTTCTATTTGCAAGTATCTTAGATTTTAACTTCTCATCATCAATTTCATTAACACGTTCCATTAAAGTATTCAAACTATCGATTGGTTCATTCTGTAAAAATGTTAGTTTATTAACCAATGTTTTAGGTCCAATACCCGGAACACCTGGAATATTATCTGATTTATCACCATCAAATATTCTATAATATACTAAATTATGTGATGGTACTCCATAGATTTCATGCACATTATCCTTAGTTATCATTTTCTTTTTAGTAGGTTGCCATACTGATATCCTATCATCTACCAATTGTAGAAAATCCTTATCAGATGAAACAATAATAACTTCTTTTTTGAAGATATGTCTGGCAGCGTATGCCATAATATCATCAGCTTCTACATGGTCTACATAACATACATCAACAGGTAATAGTTGTAAATATTTAATTACTGCGTTAAAGTTACGTTTCATAGATTCCGCTTGGTCCTCTAAATCTTCATAACCAACCAATCTATTTACTTTGGTTAATCCAGTTCTACCTTCCTTATACCCACTATGCATTTTCTTTCTACGAGTAGAACCACCCTTACCATCAAAAACAACCAACACTCTCGTTGGTTTATTGTTTCTAATAAGAGCACCGAGGGATAACAGAAATCCTGTTACCCCACCAACGTGCTCTCCATCATCATTTAATGTTGGGACTGCCCCAAACACTCTGATAAACATATTCAACCCATCTACAATCATAACTTTATCATTAACATCACCTTTAGATGTATTAGATAAGTTATTTAACATTTCTTTGTAATTAGTCATCGATTGTGTCATCAAATTCGGTTGTATCTGTGTTTGCTGATTCGGATGCTTCTTTATATCCTAAAATATATGCATCACAGATTTGTTTATACATTTGTTCTTTTACTTCTGGTCGTTCATCTAATAGTGGCGCGAAATCTTTGGCTTGGAATTTAATAACCTCACCAGTTGTTTCATCAGTCCACGTATACCACGCCCCACCTTGTGATACTAACTTATGTGTTTTCATAGTATTCAACCATGAACCATATTGGTCAATACCTCTATCAAAGTAAATTTCAAAATCAACTGCTCTAAGTGGTGGTCCCATTCTATTTTTGATAACTTGAACTCTGGTTTTAATACCAACGGTCTGGTCAACACCACCTATTTTTGAATTTAGTTTACCCATTTGTTTCATCCTTAATCTACACGATGCGTGAAAGCCAATAGCCTTACCACCTGATGTAGTATAAGGGTCACCAAAAGATACACCCATTCGTACTCTAAGTTGATTCGTAAATACTACTAAAATTCTCTCTCTACCAATAAGATTTGTAATCTTTCTCATTGCTTTTGAAATAATAATAGCTTTTTGGGTTGCATAACCCGCTTGGTCGTAATCAGCAGCCAATTCAACTTTAGTAGTTGCTGCTGCTACCGAATCTACTACAATAGTTACCAGTTTGTTTTTATCAGATTTTCTAACAGATTCAATAATTGAATCCATAGCATCAAAGATATCTTCTACTGTTTCCAAAGGTACATATAGTAACTTTGCAGTATCAACTCCTAATGCTTCTAAGAATTCCTGATTGATTGCGTTCTCCGTATCAATATACACTGCTAATCCACCCTTCTTTTGAGTGTTTGCTAATGTATGAGCTGATAGAAGAGATTTTCCACTTGCTTCTAAACCTGTAACTTCAACAATTCTTCCAACAGGAAACCCACCGTTTGGTCGGTTTGAAATCGCTAAATCTAACATATCATCCCCAGTAGACACCCACTCTGTTAAATCGGTGGGTGTCTGTTCTGAGCCATCTAAGAAATATGCGACTTTTGATTGTCCTTTGAACTTCTTATTAAGGTTATCGGCGAGAAGTGAAGATAATTCATCTCTGTTTGTTGCCATATACCTTATTTTTAGTTATTGAATAAATCATCAAATGCATCTTTTACATTTGATACGTTTGAGGTTTGTGGTGCCTCATCTTTGAATGGTGATTCAGTTGATGGTGTAGGTTGAGATTCTTCTTCTTCATTAGATTCTTCAACTTGACCAGTTTCCATCCATTTTTCCAATAGAGATTTCATCTCATCATAAGAATACTTTTTGAACATTGAAGGTAACTCAATTTGGTCTTTCAACAATGGTAATACATTCTTATCTTCTGTAATTGGTGTTTGGTTAGGTTTTACTCTGATGTAAGTTTCAGGATAATTCTTACCCAACTCTTTTGCGGTTTTGAACTCAACAGTAATATCTCTACCACTTGTTGGGTCAGTTAAATCACCATAATCTGGGTCAGCAAAGAAAGCAAGAAGTTCTTGATACACAGTTTTACCAAATCCCCAAAACTTAACTCCCTCTGATTCTTCACCTCTTACCAATACAGGTACATAGGTTCTCATCTTTGGTGTTAACTCTTTTGATAGATTCCAATCATTTCTATCACCAGTCGCTTTCAATTGGTCAGCAAATTCCACTAATGGGTCTGCCTCACCATGTGTTTGTGGTGAAAGTATTGTCTTACCACCAAATCCATAGTGGAAAAACAATTCAATAAAAGGGTTTGATGTGTTGTGAACGTAAGGAACTATTCTTACTTGTTGTTTGCCAGGTTTTGGCTTCCAAAGGTTATCTGTTTTAGTTACCTTTGTTTGTAGACTGTCAAGTCTGTTTCGGATTGCATTCAAATCGATTGCCATAATTACTCCAATTTTTAATTAATTAAACATTTATTTATACAAATATACGAATTATTTTTCAATAATCCAAGCTATATTTCAGTTTTTATTCTCAACACAAATTTAATCCCAAGTGTTGATTTGGTTACAAATATACGAAAAAGATTTGGGATTTCCAAACCTTTCTCATATTTTATTTTTTATTTA